AAGTTCCGTTCGGCAGACGACAACGAATTCCACCGGAGACAGATCGCCTTGTACGTGCATCTTGATCTCCATTTCCGACGCCGAGCCGAACAACTTCCGGTAGTAGGTTGCCGTTGCCCGCTTCATTTCCTCCTGAAACGACGGTTGGAAATATGTCTTGTGGAACGGCACAGTCACGTATGCCGTCCAGCGACTCCAGAGTTGGTTCTTCGAGTTTGGATTCATACAGGCCCCACGCCTCCTTAGCTGCTTCCTGTAATTGGTTCCGCATCCGGGTCACTCGTCAGTGTGCGTGGCGAGTATGCGGTGTCCGTCGTGCCATCCGGTTTCTTCGTCGTCAACTCTCCAGGGACGCTCGCGTCAAATTTCTGCTCATGAGCATCCACGTTCAAGTATTCAGAACCATCGACGAGTGCTTTGTTGATTGCTGCCGGCCGGAATCCGATAATCGGGCCACGCCAGGGCAGGACGCCCGTCGCCACCCCTGTGAACCAGCCGAAGCCTTCGGTGTCATTATTGATAGACGCACCAGCTGACGCCGGGATCTCAATGGTGTATCCGCCTTGGCCTTGGTGCGTCCAATCGTAGGTGCCGCCGCTCGTTGGTGTCACCTGCGTGGTTGTTCTCGCACCCGCTCGCGTCTGAAAGTGCCAATACAACGCCATTCCAGCGGCGTTATAAGCCACAGCCGTCTCAATGGTCTTGTAGTCGCCATCGTCGGTCAACGGTAGAATGTTGACCGGGACTTCGGACAACGCGACGTCGACGTCCATCCACATATCAGGCATCTCCGGCTCCCTGTCTGGTGGCTACCCGCGCGTCTTTGCGTACAGCTGATCTCGTGCCGCGCGCACGTTGGTCACCGACCCGTTGCCGCTCGTCTTGGAGAACGCGGAGTCAATCTCCTCGAACAGCGCCCGCGCGACCGCGTTCTGCGGGTCCGTCGGCGCACCCTGCGTCGGGTCGTAGTCCGCCACCTTGAGCCGCTTGACGACGTTGGCATAGTGGATGTTCTGGCTGCCGTCGCCGTCGCGCATCTGGATGAGCAGGTCGCGGACGTCAAGCAGCTGATCGTCGGCGGACTCGTTTGCTCGGAGCATCGCGCGGACGAGCGCCCCGTATTGCGTAGACTGGTCGAAGTGAATGTGAGCAAATGCCATCGAAAGCTCCTATGAGAAAACGTACTCCGGCGTCCAGAGAAACCCCTTACGACCCCACGTGCGACGAAGTTCCTTGATCTCCGTGATTACACGCTGCTGTGCATAGGCGTACCACGGATTTCCTGCGGCCCCCGCTTTGAACGTTGCAATAGAGACGACAATGACCGAGGCATTATTGGTGATCTCCCACGCTGGGTTCTCCGTAGTAGCCGATGTTTGGATGGAGTAGGCCGTAGCGCCACCCTCGGCGTTACCGCCGGAATAAGCATTTACGTCCGGCGTGGAGAACGGCGACGAAACAGATACCGCGCCTCCCGAGTTGTTCTCAAACATGCAGCCAGTCAGAACAAGCTCGTTGGCCTCTCCGGGCGAAGCGTTGCCCGTATTGAGCGTATGGGCCGCGAACGCATAGGTGCCGTTCTCTTGATCGGCCGGTGACGCATGGTTCCCTGTCCAAGCGTAGGCGCGCATGGACGGAAAGATGTTGCTCCGAGCGAACGTAAAGATGTGCTCATTGCCAACCGCTGGGTTCGCGCAATAAAAGAAGCGGCTGGCGCCAACAAACGTGGCTCCGTGAAGCGTCAACGGAATCCACGTGTTGCCGGATGCCGAGCCGTTGATGGTATCGGACAGCGTCGGGTCCACACCGTCGTAGAACCACGACATGTGCAAAGTGATAAGGGTCGCGGTAGAGGTATCCACGCCACTCGGCGTGGATACGCTGTTAGCGGTCCCGCTCGCTTTCGTCTTTACGACCAGAGCGTACGCCATCTCAACCCTATGGTTGGCACGGCGTGCCGCCGTTGGCCGGAGCCGTCACGATCGTCTTGGTTTCCGTGATCGTACGCGTGTACATCGTCCCACTTAGCGTCCACACAGAGGCGGACGAGGACACCGCCGACAGCGCGCAATTCACAGGTGTCGGTGGGTCAGGCGGAGGCGTGCCGCCACCGGGACCGACGCGATATGACACGGTGAACGATGGCCCAACCACCACACCGTTCAACTGCCGCCAAGAGCGCACGGTATGCGTCCCAGTGCCAACCACTGTAGTCCAGTGTCGGACCCAGTTCGGGCTGGCCGAGCCGCCGTTCGCCGCGATCGTCGGTCCGCCGTCGATGCTGAGATAGCACGTTCGGTCCGCACCCTCAAGCTGCCCGGTCATCGCGAGGTACAGCGGGATGTAGCCGCCATAGCCGAGCACGGCAGGACCGCGCATGTTTGGAGCTGTCAGCACGCACTCCGGCGCATTCAGCGGCGGGCGTGGGGCCGGAACGCCCACCTCGAACTGCACGCCCGTCAGTGCGACGCCCTCGCTGGCGGCATACGCCTCACCGCCATAGGCCAGCCCACACTTGTCCCAAATCTCCCCAATGGTCGCGCCACATTCGTCCGGCGGAATCTGCCAGAGGTTCTCAAAGTCCGTTGTGACCCACGCGCGACCGCTGCGCTCTGAGGCGGGCGGCAACAGGTCGTAGTCCTTGCCGGTGCCTTGCCAGTTCTTGATGTGAATTCGCGAGCCGTGCATATAGGCCCACCCAGACGTTTCAGGCAACGGGGCGGGCGGACCGGGCCACGGACCCTCACGGTCAAAGTAGAAGTAGAACGGAGCGTTCCCGGGCAGCGGCACGTGCATGACGTCGGTGAACCGAATGTCCGCCGCCCACGACTGTGGCTGCTGCAAATTGATGTTCAACACGTTCTGAAACACCGTGCCCGTGAAGTGGCCCTTCACCTTCCCCATGCCACCCGCCACGCCGGTCCCGCAGCCACGATACTGGCCGCGCTCATCGACCACGCCCGCGTTGTAGCCGCTCGACGATCCGAGGGCCGTGGCCACCCCGCCTGTGCATACCAGCTTTGCGTCTGTGAGGTAGATGAAGCTCGGTCCGTTCGGTGCCCCGTTCTTCGCTTGGAACGTCGCGTTGTTGCAGGCGATCAGCCGCTCGTTCGGGAACTCCAGCAGCTGCCAGTAAACCGACCCGCCGTCCGTGTTGCCGCACACGACGTTATCCTTCATGGAGATCGGCACCATGTCCGGCAGCACCGGGACCATCGTCGTCGACGCGCCCTTCGCTGTCGGCACCTGTACGCCCGCCGCCAGCGGGAAGATGTTGAACAGGTCGATGCCGTTCTGACTGTTCCACGCCTCGTTCTTCTCAATGATGTTCCCAACGCCCGCGAACCACATGGCCGACTCGCACCCACGGCAGTCGTTGCCATTGATGACGTTCTCCCTCGCCTCGGTTCCGTTGCCCTTCACGTAGGCCGCGAAGTTGCCGCGAAACACGTTCCGCACCTCGTTGCCGTCCTCGGTCGAAAAACACGCGCCCGGCGTGTCCACGCAGATATTGTTCTCGAAGATCGCATCATGCGACTGATGCACCACAACACCCCACTTGCCGAGGTTCTTGCTGTCGATGGCGTTGCCGGAGAAGCGTCGCATCGCGAACGAGGTCCACGTATGGTGATCGTGAAACACGTAGCGACCGACTTGGTTTGTACCGATCTGCGAGCCGGAACCCTGCGTCGTGTTGTTGAGCTTCTCGTTCCGCGTTCGGCCGAGGCCCACAAACGACGTTCCACGCACGTCCCACCCGGCCCCCGCGCCAACCATCGCGATGTGCCACCGCACACCGTTTGGATCTTCGCTCTTGATCACCGTGCGGCGCGTCAGGTTGCCGACGCGCGGTTGGAGCACGACGCTGCCGTCCGGTATTTTCACCGAGTCACGCGCGAACGCGAGCGGCTTCGACAGCGTGACGATACGTCCGGTGATGTTCTTGATGAGCGTGCCCGTCTCTCGACGCGGAGTCAGGGCCGAACCCGTCTGACCAGACTGACGCGTGTCCGGCAGCACCAGCTCGTCACCCGCCGTCCACCCGACCGGGTCCGCCGACAACGTGAGCTGTGTGGCGTTCGCCGCCAGCGGGGCCGTCGTCGGCAGAAACGGCGTCTCCTCCGGGCAGTCTGAGACAAACGTGCCAAAGTTCAAGAGCCCGTTGCCCCACTGAAACGGGTCGGAGCCTGTGTTGATAGGGACGTTCCGGCCAACAAGCGTCACACCGCACGCGACCCGGAGCGTGGCGCCTGGAAAGATGAACAGGTGCGTGACGTTCACGGTTCCCGATAGCATCGTCGCCGTCCCTTGCACCTCGATGTAATCGTAGGTTGCCGGGTCGATGGCCTTGTCCTCGCCCAGCGCAACGACCTTCACGGCGGGCAGGTTCAGCGGCCGTGGCACGAACTCGCCGCCGATGAGGATGCGGTCAGCCTGCACCTCGACATTCATCCCGTGCATGGGCGTTTGCGCCATCAGTGGTACGAACAAAAACACGAGCCCCACAACAGTCGAAATGAACAACTTCATGACACCTGTTCCTCCAGTTTCGTAAGTCGATAGTGGGTGGTTGCCACACGGCCACGTTTCTGCCTCAGTGAAGATAAGGAATAGGTTTCAATGACGCCGAGACGAAGCAGTCGGTTGACCACATTCCGAACTCGAGAGTGCTTTCGGTGCAATTCCAGTTCCAGACAAATTCCACTGAATGTCGAATCGCTGCATCTGAGTATCTGCACAATTCGTTTGGACAGCATGCACCAACGAGTTTTCGGTGCACATCCAGGTGGCGTCATCCTAATATGCGCATACCACGCTCGCTCCCGGTTCATAAATCCTCGTCGTGCGATTTGGGCTTTTCCAAACGCGTCCCGCGACCCGCCCGAATCCGGGTGCACGGCAATCGCCCGCTCCCGAAGGAGCTTGCGCTGTGCGATGTGCCACACGTCATGGCCCCCAACGTACACGCTGACGCCGTCCACGATGACGAACGCCGGACGATTGCCAAATTGCACCGCGAGCTTCATTCCTACTGCTTCTTCACCTGCCCAGGCGGCAGATGCGGTTCCGAGCGACCATGCACTTTCGGTCCGCCGAATCCTTCGAGCATCTCCGGGATGTCCGAGCGAACTTTGTCGACGAATTCCTGCGTGATCGTCTGGCCAACCATCTTTTCCAAGCCGTCCGCCAGTCCGGTGAGCAGTGCCTCGGCCACGGCGACCGGTCTCCCGCCAGCCGCCTTCATCTTCTCGTACACGTGTACGCGTCCCTCTTCGTGCTGTGTGCTATCCATATCTTCTCCTTCAGTTGACTGCCGCACACAATTGCGGCAGTATGTGAGACGCATCGACTGGTCCTCGATGCGCCATCGCGATGCCGTACTCTGGAATGGCGATGATGGTGCCATTCGACGTGCCGCCGTCGCCGCCATCACGAGCCATCGCCGTATGATTGGGAACGCCAGGCACACGCAGTTCGTGCGGATCCTCCCACATCATCTCGTTCATGACGAGATGGACTTGCATTCCCTCGTTCGGTTGATTCGTGCCCGTCCCATTTCCAAACGGACCGCCGCCGATGACTCGGCGCATGAGGTCCGACGAAATGAAGTGGTTCACGCCACGGAGTTCATCCAATAGCCACGCGCCCCAGCGCATCGCGTTCCAGGGTGTCCCGTTGAAGCGTGGCGTGCCATCTTCGTCGTTCTCCACCGCCGTCCATCCCTGGAAGACACCGCGCATCTCATCGTTGAACACCTGATGAATCTCGCGACCATCCGGTTGATTCTCGCGGAACACGTCGTCGGCCACTCGCCAGAACTGACTGTAATGCCAACGACCATGCTCGTTGCAGTAACCGAGCATCTGACACAACAGCAGCTCGGCGGGCAATGCCGCCGCAGCTGGACCATTCAAATTGCGAACTGATTCCTCGAGACTCGCCAGACCTTTGCCGATTCGACCAAGGGTCAGGTCGCGCATCCAGGTGGACATGGACACGCCCGCTCGCGCGGATGACGCCCAGCTGGTGAAGTTGCGGTGCGGGTCGAGCCACGTCTTGAAGACCTTGCCATAACGAGACACGACGCCGTAGCCGACGACGGACTCTCGAATGGCGTTCAGCTTGGCCGAATCCATACCCACGTCTTCTGGCAAGCAGGTGGGCCAATCACCACTCGGGAGCCAAGGACTGATCAGGGCCGGAGGTATCGGACCTCCGGGAACATCCGGCCCTATTGGAAATCCGGGAGGTTCATCCCCGGCTGCCATGCTGGATCAATGCGGGCCAGCATCTCGGCCTCGGACATTCCCTCCGCCAGCACGCGCCACGTGTTGTGGTTGACGTCACTGCCAGCTGGCGGCTGGTCACCCTGACCACCCGCGGACTTGTTGACCTCGCGATATCGGCGATCGATCTTCGCGCCGAGTTCGACCCATCGTTCGTACGAATATCCGTCGATCACACAGGGCATATCAGGCTCCGTCGGTGGTTCGGGTTTGGGTGGAGGTGGCTTGTAACCAGGCAACGCGGGCGGGAGACCCGTCCGCATGTTGGAAATCGCGGTATTCAGGTACGACATCACGGCGGCAACGACACCGGGTCGTCGTGCACCGAAGATCGCCTGGAACACGATCGACGACTGCGCCGTGATTAGGTTCTCGCAACGATGAGTGAACTCACGCAGTGTGGCTTCCTTCGTCTTTGATGACGGAAGGTCGGCTCGTTGCATCAAGCCGACTCCGCTCTTGTCCGGCTTGCCTTTGACAATGTCCACCTGTCGTTTCACGCGGGCGATCGCGGCACCAGCACTCTCGTCTTCCACGAGATAGGCTTGGACCACACGAATGATAGGCACCTTCTCCGTGAGGCACTTCTGCGCGATCTTCTCTGCAGCCGACGTCCACAGGAACGCGTCGCAGTAGACGGCGATTCCGCATCTCCGCTTCTTCGCTTCCTGGATTGTCGAATCAACGGGTGGGGTGTTTTCGGTGCTGAGATACAGAGTCAACAGCTTCTGTGTGACGGCTGACGCCCACGGCATGCCTTCGAAGACCAGACGCTTGTCTGCCGGCTGGCCCCATGCGAAATTTCCAAGCTGTGTGACCACGGAACCGTCACTCTTCGAACCATCAACGCCACGCCAAATTTGACGTGTGGTACGAGGTGGTTCGAAGACAGGAAGGGGCCACGGCTGCGCGGAACCGACTAGCTTGGTTTCTTTGACTGCTCCTTTCGTGGCGGGCGCGTTTTCAGACCATGCGATATAGAGATCGTTCGACTCGTCTTCCCAGCCAACGGCGTTGTATCCTTTGCCGGAGAGCCCGAAGACCCATCCTTTCGTCGAATCATCAATCTTGTGAACAGCAATTTGCTCACTGCCTTCCAGCACGTAGATGTCTGATTTCCACCGAACAATCTGGCCTTCATAGCAAGGAAACGCCAACGGATACCGCGTCCAGGTGGAACCGTTCCAGAACCAGAGACCCATGATGTCGGCAGCAGAGAACACGCCAATCGCGTTGCGGTCAATGACCGAACAGGACGTCACGGGAATGCCATCCGTGCGATTCAGTTGATTCCCGACGGCATCCTCAATGATAACTCCGCGGCCCTGATGGTAACGAGGGCAATAGGCGAGGGTGCCATCACGACCGACACCATGCTGACCCGCACCCCAGTAGATGCGACTCGGGCCTGCCTGGCCACCGACAGGATCTGTGGGCGATTTCCGATCACCCCAAAGAGTGCGTCCTTCACCATCATGGAGAACCGCTGAACTCACACCGTCCGGGTCCGGCGCTTCGTGCGAGGCAACCCATCGGTTGCCGCCCGCGAAAAGCCGACTCGCTTGGCGTTTGAATCGACGACCATCTGTGGTGGCAAGATACGCGGAACGACCCTCGTTCGAATACGCACCCTGTTGATAGATGACGACTGTGTCATTCAGCCATGCAGGTGTGTTACAGTCGCTGTCAGTGATGTCCCGCCATGCCATTCCACGATCACGGACCGCAAGAGGCTGGAAACCAGCCACCAGTGACCCGAGCGTCGAGTACGACATGAAAGTGGACATAGTCCGCGTCCTCAGTCCGTATTTGGGCGGCCCAGGCGACCGCTGGGGGCGTTATCAGAACTCCGGCTAGACGTAACTACCCGGTGTCCGGACACAACGTCCCACAGCGGTTTTCTAGGCAAATCCTTAAGCTTCCGGGGCCGCTTCGGCCGCGGCAATCATGTGACGAATCGTATCCTGTTCGAGAACACCCTGCGTGATCGCGTCGAGCTCTTCGTTCGACAGCACCTCCCCACGCTTGTGGGCCAGCCAGCCAACGAAGTCGCGAATGTGCGGTGCAAGCAACTTTCCCGTCGCCAGTGCAATCTGCACGATCGACGAATATGCCCCGATGTTTGCCTGAAGTTTGATCAGGTCAATAGCCATGGAAATCTCCTAGCTCCGAACGACGTTAATGATCTTCTGAACCTCGTTGACCACCGTCGTGGCGAGATCAACGAGTTGCTGTTGCTGAGGCGTCTGGGCCAGCGCTCGAGCCAGTTGCAAGGCTTCCGCTGCCGCGTCTCGAAGACCAGGCAGTTCAGCCGGAGCCGGGGCTCCTGGTTGCCAGGACAGTAAAGCCTTGTCCACTCGAATACGCAACGTGTAAGCACGTTCGAGCACGGCGGCGAACTTCCGGTGGTTCTCGGTCGTCAATTTGGCCGCTTCCGCCACTGGGCCGACGCACTCCCGGATGGGGACCAGCGGGTCCTTGTCGAACGATGCCGGATTGCAGAGACGACGTTCCGCGTCCTGCAACGCCCAGATGGTTTGGCCAGCGACCCGATTGCTCTGAACTGCCACCTGTTTGGCTGGAAGTGACGAGCAACCAACGATGATGGCAACGAGTGAAATCGTTGCGAGCAATTTACGCATGGTGAAATTCTCCCCAGTCATTATATCACACTCCGCATGGAAATAGCTAGGACTAAGTGGTTGCTTGCGGGTGATATGAACGGACCGCCGTTCGATAGGTCAGTTCTTGAAGCACCCACTGTCGAATCGCTTCGGTGCCAAGTGTCCAAACCGATGACCAAATTAGCCCACCCACCACGAGCTCACCGGCCACTGGATCAAACGACCAATGCACACCAACGGCAGCAGCCACTGCCAACGCCACACCAATGAGACGCTGTGCGAACCACGCCGTTTGCTCCGTCAAGATGGTCAGGGTCTTATTGCGTTTCAACCACTCCAGGGTGGAAGATGAAAAGAACGCCCAAACCAACGCACCACCCCACTCGTTTGCTGAGTCGGCAGGGACTGGAACGCCCGCCGCATCAGCTGCCTGAGCAAAGAGAATGGGAGTGAGCCCAACGAACAGGAACAACGCCAAGAGAATGAACCACGAACGAGTGTGACGAAACATCAGAGTGTCTCCTTGAAAAGTCGACGCACACCAAGCACGTCGGTGATTGGAAATGGTTGAATGGTCACGGCGTTCGACTGATTGCCAGCCAGCAGATACACCAGAGGACCGTCGAGTCGAGCGAACAATCCCACATGGCCCTGTGCTTGGAGCACGTCGGGACCGGGCTGCGGGCCTTTCCCACGCTTCAGTATCACGATGTCCCAGGCTGCAGTCGCCTCGGTCAACGCAATCGGTTCACCAACAATCAGCCAGCTCCGCGCAGCCAAACTCTTGGAGCGTGGTAATCGGTGTAACCATGCCATCCGATTGAGGAAGCCACTGCACCATGCGACCTCATCGTTGTTGATAGTCACGTCGCACGACCGCTGGAACCAAATAATCGCCGGGTCGTGCTTCGTGCCAGTGATTTCTTTTACATCACCAGCGAATCGCATCGCCGTGTCGAATAATGTCAGTCTCACACCTCGCCTCCACGTCTAATTGCCGCTGCCAGAGTGAACAGTCGCTGTCGTTCCCGTCGCTTGGCGACAATTACCCAAACGGAGTCCATCGTGAACGCCAGAATGACAATCGTACCAAGCAGGGCACCGACATCCCACGGAGGCGACGTCTCTCCATGCAGCCAACCAACTACCTCCGATACGACTCGAATGGAAGCAGTGATGGCCATCGCCAACAACCATTTGCCCTCCGAACGTAATCCACGCATTTCGCCAGTAAGAATCTCAGCCTTCATGCCGTTCTCCCCGGCGAGTAACATCGCAGTTCGGTCACGACGAATGTGTAGAAAGAGCACAACACAGAGACCAAACGCGAACAAGCCAACACCAGCTCGCAGCCAAATCAGTGACCAAACGGTTAGGTTCACCAAGGTCCCCTCCGGGGAGTCAATGCTTCAATTCGTTTCTTCATGATCAGCAGTCGATCGACCCGCCGTTCTGCTATCTCACGCAACGCCAAGTCATGGGAGGTAACTCGCGATGGACGACGGTAGCCGAGGACTTTGAGCCAGCTACGAAGCTTCGCCATCATGCCGCACCTTGTTCTTTTCCCGCGCCACGAGCGCGGCTGCTAACAGTTTCCGATAGTCTGTTTCTAACTCCTGAACTTTCGTGTGATAGAGTCCTCGCCAGTAATCACGGTCTTCCTCCATGTCCGTGAGCTGGTGTCCCCACACCCACTTCTGCTTGTAACCCGCCCACACCATGGCCACCAGCACGAGGAGAAATCCTCCTTGTGAAATGACCTCGGTAGCTTTGGTTAATGTTGTGAGGTCCATTAGAACGTAAATGATCTGGCGCCACCACTGCCACTAGATCCCAAACCGACAATGGTAAATCCGAAGTACGGAATGTGATAGACCTGTGTTTCTACAAACGCTCCAGTTTGGTCTGAACGTGATGCGAGCTTCACATTCTCTACCAAAGGAAGCGTGGCCTTAAGACCCTCAAATCCTGTCTCAACGTTGATGTAGCCCATCGTGATTGTGTTCGCGGTCGACGGTCGTTGACCGATCCCATACGTCACGCCAGGAATTAGTGTGTAAACCGCAATGTCAGTAAAGATGAACATCGGGGTCGCGCCCTCATTGGTAAAGGCATCTGGGTCCACGTTTACTGTCCGGACCGCAGTCGGCGTTCCGTAAGGGTCAGTGAACAAATTTAAGTCATACAGATCCGCGGCGGCGGCATCATCTATCGGCTGCCCGATCCGAGAGATTTGGATGGGAACGGAGACCGTGAATGTAGCGATGTATTCGTCTGGCGTAGATGCGTTCCCATATGTGACGGTCGCTGCCGGCGCTTGGATATTCTGAGCGCCTTGAATCCAACCATACGTGCCGTCATCAAACTTAATAACTGCGTAGAGCATTTCCGACGTCTTAGCACTGTTGGCTACGCCGTAGGGACGACCAGTTCCTGCGTAACCTGGAGTCCACGTCCACGTTCCGAACGCCACACTGTCTGCCCCAGCGCGGACAGGCATACGTGTTGATATAGCGATAGGATCGCCGTGCGTGAGAGTCTTCGTACCGCTTGTCATGTCCCAGTTAATTAGGTGTGGTGCAACGATTGAGTCAGTTCCGGCAATCTTAGCACCATACACATCCTGGGTGGTATCTCCTATTCCCGCAGAACTAAGATCCTCGATACCAACACGAAGTTCACTCGAGGCGGTTGCCCATGTCGAAGATCCGGCCCATATAAAGATACTTCCACCACCTCCTGCGGAAATCGTCTTGGTGCCACTCCCACCTTGCATGAAGATTGTGCCGACGACTTGACCATTTTCGTTCGCAGCGTTCAACGTGAAACCGTTTGCGCCATGCTCTCCGCCGTGAGGAATAACAAAGTCAAAAGCCGGAATAGACGTGACACTCTGCGCGTGACATATCGACGCGCCAAGGAAAAAAGCGACAAAAGCACCGAGCAATTTATTCATGGGTTGATCCTGATCCACAGATTCACCTTCGTAAAGGTCGTCACTGAGTCCACGTTGTAGCAGACAAAGTCACCCGCCGACAACGACGTTCCCCAACTTGACAATGTCGTATCTTGACTCTTGATGGTCGAAGAAATTGTTGGTGGCGTCGCGCTTGTGATCGAATCGCCGTTATCTGGTGGAAAGTTCGCGTAACTATCCTTCCACAAATCAACCACAATCGAACCAGACGTAGGACTTGCCGCATCGGTCGACGCGAGCGTTACACTTGTAATCGTGCCAGTGTGAGGCACGAACGAACATCCTTGCCAACCGGTCGAGATGACGTTGACGCCATCTCCGATCTGCGCTGCGATATGATAGTTTGTAGCAGAACCGCCGCCACATGAACTGCCAGAAACTTCCAAGTTGCCGCTCGCGTTGATTTGAACGCAATCACCGGAAGTCTTTGCCCCGGTCCAAGACGCGAGTTCTGTTGTGTTACCCGTTCGAGTTCCCGTGAATGGCGTGGCGCCCGCGCCACCGCCGAACATCGGCAAGTTCGCGATGAGCAGGGCGCTCGAACCGATGGTCGTTGTGCTGCTGTAATATGGCACTCCACCACTCGTTCCCGTCGGAATGGTAATTCCTCCAGTTGCAATCAAGATCCAATCAGTCGCTCCGGTGCTGAACTTCCGATAGATGCCAGCCGTACCCAGACAGATCGTTCCGGTGACAGCTGCCTGGCCCCCGCCCGAAGTCGGATCCGTGCACGCGACCATCGCCTTGTTCGAGGGAACGAGACGGAAGCTCGTTCCGTCGCGAACTTGCGCCTCGACAACGGAGGCAACGAGAAGAAAAAGGATCGTTAGAAGTTTTTTCACAGTTCGTAGCCCTCAATCGCAACAATTCCTCGAGCGTCAGCGATCACGGCACCACCCGCAAGAATTGGACGAATCATGTATCGCACTTCACCGTCCCCAACTGGCCTTGGAATATCCACCACCGCGACCTCCGTCAACGTGCTGGTGTTATGTGTCGCCGTCTGCGCGACCACTGTGGCGAGGTCGGTCGACGCATACACAGCCGCCCGCACTGTGCCGGCGTCGGTAGCCAGGGTCGCCCTCAAACGCAGACCATGGGTGCTCGGGATCGCGTCCCAATCGTAGGTCAAGTAGATCCAGTTTGGAAATACGTCGTAGGTTCCGTCGTTCAGCAATGAATCGATACGCGACCCACCACCCCATGATGTAGGCATAAATCCCTCAAAGTCTAGCCACGTCAGTTCGCCAACCTGGCGCCGTAGGTCCAGGCATGTAAGTCCTACGGTGAGTGCCTGTGGACTCAGTCGTTTTCCAAGAACCTGAACGATTTGATTTGTCCACCCCCCGGCTTGCGGACCTTCGGAATGCGTGATCGAAACACGTCGACCAAGAGGTGCCCGCGTGAGGAAGTGGAGCACAGAATCGAGACTAACATCACGGGGCATCTGTTCCGACTCGCGAAGTATCGAACGAGCCACCTGTCGCGATGTACTGAGACCTCGTCGCCAAGAAAGAAGATGTTCAGAGAGCGTGATGTCTTCATCAGATTCTGTAATCGCACTCGGTGAGCTGACTTCATCTGCGTCGACTAATTCTTCACTTCCATCTAGGCTGTATCGTGGGTTGTAGCGGAACGGCACACGATGTCCGTAGCCTTGAATCGAGTCGCGAAATCGAAATGTCTTTTTGATGACTTCCTTCGCCTCAACGATGTCGTATTCTGGGTCACCGTTAGGGTTGGTCACGCACACTCCGAACTGGCCGAACTCATCGGTATAGACTCGCGCCCGCATGGATACGGCCCACTCCGTAAGCAATTCCTGAACCGTAATGCCTGTGGCGATCCATCGAGCCGCCGCTGGGCCAGATGGGACTGCGACTGCCGCGTCGTCTTGCGCGTGCGAGAAGGAAAAATCGTCGACCTTCGACGTGCCATCGCGAAACTGCGGATCTTGGTCAAATGGTTCGGCCATCGATGGCGTATCCGCGATCAACAATTGTCGGAGTAAGATTGGAAGTTGTTCGTATCCAGACGTAATCACGGCCCCGCTGCCATCTTTTGCGTCGTCCATCCCGCGGATGTTCACACGAAAATCCGACTGCGTCACTGCGTTGCCTGCTGCGTCAGCCCCAACCACTGTATCGAGCAGTGGGGAATTGAGGATGAACATCATGTAGAGGCGGTGTTCCTCGCCATCGATGTTCACCGTGATAAATTCATCTGGACCGAATCGTGTGTTCCACTGTCCTTTCCCTGGAGCAGCGATCAGGGTATTGTAAAAACCCTCGTCGAGACGGCCCGTCCCAAAGACCTCGCTTCCAACGATGTACGATGAAATGAACTCCTTGCAGGGCCGACCAGACAAAAGGAATGCGCCCCAACCAAGAAACCCCTCGTTGTCAGGGATCACGCCAAGTCCTAGATAAATGGGAGGAATCACGCCAACCGGCTGTGTGATGCCTTCCACTGCCGTGCCTGGCGTTACGTGGTCCCACTCCCAGAGCACATTGAGGTCGGTGTTCAGGTTCGTGACGTCGATGTTGAACTTCTGAAACAAATGATCCTTGTTTGGATAGGTGGCGATGTAGAATTCGCCGTTTGTCACCGCTACACTTGGTGGCACGAACGCAAACCGAATCGGTCGATTATAGCCGGGGCTCATGATGAACGGAATTGGTAGCGTGATGTGAATGATGGATGGTTCCGTTCGACCATCATCAGCAACCCACAACGCAGCACACCAGTATCGCGTGTTCGTTGCCAGCACTCCGCCCGATGACATCTCCTTATCCGTGAACTGCACGCCGGTAACTGGGTCGGTGGTGTCAATATAGTGGGTCATCGTTGGTCGACCGCCCGCACCGCCAACGGGCGACGTGCCAATGTAGAACCGATAGATGTCACCAGGATCGCCATCATCCGCGCACGTGGCCGTGATCGCCGAATCATTCGCTGTCAGTGTGAGAAATTCATCACCTGGATCAAATGGAAACGGATCGCTCTGCGGCATTCCCGCGCGAATACGCGTGACTTGAAAGCACCACTGGTTCTGCCAGGCACTGCCATGCGCAAGACCGTCTGGACCAGCCAACTGGAGTGTGCCTGCGCCAAAGTCTTCAACCATAGCCAGCCCGGTAGGTGCTGGTGGTGCCCCAATCACATTTCCAAATGTGTTGAAAGGTTCGTCTGGGTTGAACGACGACGAGCCAGACGCGCCACCGTTTGACCCACGACCTGTCTCATCTTGAATGAACACAGGTGGGTCCTCTGCTGAACCTTCATCCGTAAGTGACCCCAATGCCAGTGGAACTCGTCGATCCCTCGCTTCCGGTATTGTCGTTGCCGGGATGATATCACCGATCTTGTGTGGTAATACGGGCCGGTCTTTGAAACGGTTGATCCAACACAAGCAGCTGAACGACATACGGAAGTCGTCCAGGCCCTCGTATTCCTCGATGTATCCACGAAACACGGTCAGTGGCTCGAGTAATGCTCGACGACCTGTATCCGTGATCATCTGCACCCAAATCTCACACCGACGAAGCTGACGGGCACCGATCTGACCAAGCCAGGTGCGAATGCGAGGCGTGGCTGTATTTCCATCAGGCACGTCGGACATTTCAAAACTCAGTGCCGTGATTTGAGGTGGGCCACTACGATCTGACGTGGCGTAGACCATGTCGTCGATACGCAGCAAGCTTGCTTCCGCAAATCCGCCCCAATAATCGATTGGGTCCTGAATCCACTGGGTCGATGCCACATACTCCGTGTCAAGATATGGATTGTAGATCCGCACCTTGACAAGTGGACCAACAAGACCACCCTGTGCATCTGGAAGCGTGAAGGGATGTTCGTCTACCTCCTCCGGCTCGACGTCTTCAGACTCATTCAAATCGTCATAGAACTCGACGTGCGACAACTGCCCAAACATCCCATAGTAGCCGCACCAGAAACTCATCTGTGAGTTGATCGGCTGCGCGCCCAGGAAGCTCGCCGCGCCATCCGTACCGCGATACACCAACAATCGGAGTCCGGTCAGATCATAGATCAACGTGCGTGGCGCGCCGGTGCCGAGGTTCTTGTGGTACACCCGGATCCAGCCATCGTCTGTGACTGACCCAACCCCGTTCGCGATAGTCTCCACTTCGTGGCCCGTGCCGGTATCAACCGCCACCGCAGTCACGGTGCCGCACTGCCACTCGATTTCGAACTTCTGCCACTCATTTTCCAGCTCCGCACGCGAGCCGATGCTGACGGCCGCGGAGCCGACGCTGCTAATCGTCGTGTTATTCCATCGATGCGTGCGCAGATCCACCATCACGTCATCTGGCACGCCGCCAGTCTCATCGGCATCAAATGTCAGCTGAATTCCCGACTGAACCGAACCACCGCGCGTCGAGAGGTGCATCAACGGACCTGTGACGCCGCCCAGGATCACCTCCTCCCAAAACCGCGTGATCGGTCGCCAATAGACCACGGCACGGCCTTTCGTCAGGTCATGAAATTCTGACCCCGGATAGTCGCTGCCAAACTCGGTCCAAAAACCACCTGTCGAATAATCCGCGCTTGGAAACGCCAGCCCGAGGTCCCAGAACCCATCGCCGTGCGGGCCGCCACTCCCCGTCAGTGTCATCTTGCCTTCGCCAGCGATGATTTCCGGATACGTTCCGTCAATTGGATCTGCACCGCCACTTGGCTCACCGGTCCGCTCGTACAGGTATGCGTCGTCGATCTCGGTCGGTATACCGTTAGTCCAATGCCGAATGTAGAACGGAGACGGGCGAACCGCGAGCGTCGGCGTCGCGAAATACGACGGCGATCCCATGACCGTGAAGTGATTTCCATTGCCAGACACGTCCAGGGCGTCAGACAGCAGCGGACAGTCCGCGATGAGATTCGCCGTGCGAACGGCAGTCGCATGTCCCATCTCATCTTTGATTTCGTTCGGCGTGAGCAGCGCCGACCACTCGCGGAACCGAGCGAGATCCATGCCAGCATCGTTGGAATACTCGTCGAAACCAAGGCGCAGCGTGTCCAGCGTGCTCGCCGACATATCGAGCACGCGCAGCCCCACCTCGCGTCCGTCGATATAATACCGATGCGTGTTCAGACTCGACCGCCGCGCAACCACAAGCTGATACCACCTGTTCAGTGACGGCGTGAACGGCTGCGCAACGTCGTTGCCTGTCGTGCCATTGTTCCAGCCAACACTAAATGCGTTCGTGTCCGCCGACGAGTAGGCTCCGTCCCACTGGTTGTACGCGCCCGCGGCATCCTTCACCCACGCCATGTAAGTCCGATAGTCGCCGCCAGTGGGTACGGACGACAAACGAAAATACACCATGATCGTACGATCCGCTGCGCCGGATACGATCGCCGAATCGCGTTTCAAACCATCGCCGAGGGCCAGGAGGCTCAGCATCAGATCGTATCCGGATCCACGTGGGCGAGACCGCGCCCGCACATCATGATCGGCGCGTTAATTCGCTGTGCTCCGCTTCCATACGTCTCGACCTGGAGTTCATCCAGGGTAAATCGTACCATCCATGCGTCGTCGACAGAGGCCCGCGGGATTAAGAAGAATGGCCGTGCACGGAAGCGAGTCTTCGCCACCAGCTGTTCCACGGTCGCGAGTTCGGCATCGGTCTGTACGATAAAGAATCCATCGATCGTACGCACTGCAGTGGATTGTTCGTATGCCAACCCAACCTTCGCGGGCGTCTCATAATACACTGTTCCACCAAGCAGACGTTTCGCAGACGACAGATTGTAGGCGCGTGACAACCCCAAAGCTGATGCATACAAGCCCAACTCACCGATGATAACCGGATAGGCATTCGCCGACACCACAAGACGCCAATGCGCCTTTGCCGCAACCGACGGCACCTGAAATGGTGACGTGAAGAAACCAAACGGGTCGACCGACGGCACCCCAAAGGTGATGGTAATATCTGGGAAGCCACTGCCGAACGTCGCGTCCGTGTGGCCAAGAAGAGTCGCGGCAACTGTGATGTTCGTATTACCGAGAATCGCGAGTGCCGGCGACACCGGCGAGCTCCACTCCATATCAATGGCAATCGTATCTTCTACGGCCTTGAACGGATTGTACCACGTGCCGTCGAATAACTTGTCTAGTTCGTACTGGGCGTCGAGCTCCGTCCCAGTGGACAGGGTAATAGACGACGCGGTCGCTAACAGATTGTCGCTTGGATATGCGAAGTAGAGTTCGTGTGCCATTAGGATGCCAGATACTGAGAGAGCCGTCCAGCCAATGCCTTCGCCATCCGATCGGTCGGTCCAACAGGCGCACCGCCACCGTCGTTGTTTTCCAATTTCTTCAACGTTGTTTCAATGATGTATTCACTGATCACATCATTCCCGAGGAAGACCGGCACAGTCAACTTGATCGGTCGGTCACCTTCACGCAAACGCTGTTCGTATTCACGGTTCTGGTCTACAGACAGCACACGCTCGCCCGGTGTGAGCATTGCCGGCACGGTATCAGACCCACGAGGCACGAACGGCACGCGTCGACCACGTGCCGCATAGATCACACCGCCATCCGACTCATACTGTGGTCCGCCACCCTCGTTCGGCCCGCTCGGTGTGCCGTAGTTGTACTCCACGTCTACCCGAACCGGGTCGATCTCGATTCCATTGAAACTCCGCTCGATATTTTCTGCCGCAGTTCTTGCCCCAGCAGCTGCGGTTTTCCACGCCTCAGGTAATACACCGCCAACGGCTTCAATCAACGCCTTGAGACCTTGCATCAAGATGTCGTTCGTCGTGAGCTGCTTATCAGCCAGCAGGCCCTGCTCGCGGGCCTGATCAATCATGGCCTGCGTCTCAGCATCGATCGCGTAGCCACGCTCTTCGTGGAGCTCAATGGCCATCTCGAGGAATGGAATTGCTGTGGACAAGGCCTCCGCTGCTGTGAAGCCATTTGCTTCCAAAGCATCTACAGTGGACGCGGCTTCCACCTGTAAATCGTGGAACGTGTCGGCGGTCAACCCTCCCGTGTTCTCAAGGACAGTGGTAATATCAACAAGCGCACCCATCTGATCAAGAAGTGGCGCGTTGAAGTCGACGAGATTGTTCCACCGAGCGAGGGATTCGTAGGCCGCATTGTTCGCGAAGCCATAACGATCCGACGCCGCGATCAGTTCACCAATGGCATCCTTGTGGTGGCGAATGGCTTCCACCGTGCTCGTCCCGTGCGCGAGCTCAGCCGCGAACGACATGAACGTAATGCGACTGACGCGGTCGAACGACTCCTGATAGTTCGCGACGATCTGCGAATTCGTTTTCTTGATGCGATCCAGTCGCGCTTGTTCATCACGGCTGAGTCGTTCACCGGAAGTCAGCTTATCAGAGATCGATGTGACGTCCGTTTCCGAAATCCCAGGAGCAAGCCCAGAGAAGGCAGTGCCCAATTTGAACGACAGACCCTTGGCAACTGCTGCAGTTGCCGGCCCAAGCTTCGAGAGCTCACGTTTCATGAGTTCGGCGAGATCTTTCGTGGCCGTTCCCGTGTCCTCCATCTCGTCGATCATGTCACGGAATGTTCCCTTCCAGAGACCACCCATCTCGAGCGCGTACGAGGCAATCGCCGGGAACGCCTTGCCAGCCATTGTCTCGAATTCCTCAACTGAGATGGTGCCTTCATGGAGGAATATCTGTGCCTGGTAAAACTGCTTCGCCATTCCTTCGAAATTCTTTTCAGTCACACCCCCAACATCTTCGATAATCTCACCCAACATCAGGACTTCCGTTGCCCAGCGGTTCATCTGTCCGCCGCCACGCTTGTTGCCTTCGTCCTGAATGGTCTTCGCGAGCTCATCCGAAATCTGCACACCGATGTCGTGCGCCACTTCGTCGTAGGCGCGCATCGCGTCGCGGTTGCGGAACGCACCGATGAGCGCACCCACGCCCGCACCAACGAGTGCGCCCCACGGTCCAGCCATCTGCATACCGGCAGCGGCTCCCGACATGGCGCCACCAGCAATGTTTTTCTTTCGGTCCAGGGTATCAGTCGCGGCCTGGATGCTCCCCCACGCTTGGACCGCAGCACCGGCTGCACCGACTGCCGCATTTCCAAAACTCTTCCAGTCCTTCTTGCCACCGGCCAACGACGCCTTCATGACGTCGAAGGAATCCCGCATACCCTTGCCGGCCGCAGCCGCTGTGCCGATTGCCCGAGCGACTGCACTCATCGAATCACCGGCGATGTCGGCGATCGCCACGAACATGGAAACCATGCTATCGCCAACTGCCCGCCAGTTGGTTGTCACACCATCTGCCGTGTCCTGAGCCTCCTTGGCGATCCGCTTGAATGCCGCGATTGTGGCGCTGGAGTACCGCTCCGGGTGCTTCGTCATCTCCTCGTAGGTCGCCTTGTGGCGGTTGGCAATCTGCTGGAGCGTCAGGGTCGAATTGGCTTCGAGCGCGTCCCAGTCTACCAGACTCAGGGTCTTCTCCAGAGGCTGTTGGAACTTCGGCATCTGCAACAAGAAGTCCGGCGCTTGCATTGTATTGAAGAATCGCTTCTTCGCTTCAATAGCACCATACACCGCCGTCACCCACTGGAACCACGCGAGCGTGCCAGTCTTCAGTTGATTCGTCACCTGCGCGAGTGGGCTGGACAGCAGTGACATACTCGCGCGAGTTTCTGCCACAAGATCAGGGATGAAAAAGAACTGATCTCGAATCTGTTGCAGAACCGGCGGCAGCTTTCCACCTTGGAGCCGCAGGGATTCGATCGTCTTCGCAGTCTCGATCAACTTCGGAATGTTGAACCCAAAATCACCCTTTGTCTTGCGAACGTGATCGACTTCCTCTGCCAACTCTTTGATCTGCTTCGTCAGCGCCGATCCGCTGAGTGTCGCGGCGAATCGAGTCGTGTCGTCCTTTGCTTTAATGAAGCTCGCACCAAGTCCACCAATCTTTGGACGAGCCGCTTCCGCAATATCAGCCAGACGTTTCAGTTCGGGATGGAGCCGCCCGCCTCGCTCGCGTAGCGCGAGCGCCTGCTCGCCAACATTCTTGATGGCCTCCGCCGACTTCTGCATTGTCGGTGACATTCGGTGCCATGCAAGACGCAGTTCTTCCACCTCGTTGGCGAGAGTGGCTCCGGACAAGTCCGCATCCATACGCTTCCGCGCATCGGCAACCATATCGAACGCATCAACTGTTCGATTCTTCATGCGCTGCGCTTCGTCACCCCATCCGATGAGACGGCGCACCCAGTTATCGGTGTTCGTTGCTGAAATTGTTTCCCAGAATGAGTGTTGCCCGAGTTCACTGAATGCGGTCTTCAGTTCCCCAAGTGACATGTACAACAGACCGATCGCAGTAACAAGTGGCAACACAACGCCGAGGGCAACATTCAGTGCCGTACCAAATAATGCCGTGCTCGCCGTCACGAACTTCGTTGCGGCATCTAGCCCGACGAACTTCGCAATCAACGCCGTGATGTTGATCTGCGCGGCCAGTGTGGATGCCGTGAGGAAATTCTGTGCTCTTGTAAACAGCACTGTCGCTGACGTAATCTTATCGTAGATGACGACTCCGCCAGCAAGACCACTTAGGAAATTACCAAGGATGTTGATCGTTTGATCAACTGCATCGATCAGTGCTCTGGCGGGGATCGTCACGCCGTAGATCGCCACACCATAGGCGGTGGCGGCAAGCGTTGCTTCCAGAGCACCCTTCGTCAGCTTCTGGAGCCACTCGGGCATGGATGACCACGCCTTGATAACAGCTTCAACAGCAAAACGTACGAAAGTAAATGCTTTCTCGAGCAACCCCCACGCAGTCTTGGCAATGGAAACAAGTGTGCTTGTGATCTGCCACCGCTCGTTGAAATCAACAAGCCAGTTCCAGATACCAACAATACCATCCTTGATATCGCCAAATATCTTGATGACAACAGGAGCGACGCGACTGACTCCTGTCGCGAAATCGTCTACCCACCCAAGGATAGTCTTGAGTAGTGTTTGCGTGGAATCACCGAAGGCGTCAACGAGTGCTTTGCGCACGTCGTCAAATGCCTTGTTGACGGCAGTGGATTTAGCCACACCCTTCGCGAGGTCATCAAACCAGTTGCCAACGGCGACTGTCGCCTGTTGCATGCGTTCTTTGAAGGTGAGTGCGGATACGCCAGTTGACTGCATCCGCTTCTCTAACGCTTCAAAGATCGCGACTCGTCGTGCTTCCGTGATGCCAGCCTGACTCAGCTCGGCACGAGTTCTACCAATCGATGCAGCGAATTCCTTCTCCTTCTGCACCATGTCAATGGTAATGCCAAGCCGACGGATCGCTCGAGTGTTTCCGGTAGCCAGCGCCTGACTTAAAGTCTGGAGGCCACTCGCGGCGTCCGTGCCGGTGGCCTTGCCCAACTCCCGAGCCGATTGAGCCAGAAGTTTCGCTTGATCCGTGGTCAGTTTCATGCCGCTCGACAACAATACTGTCGTCGACTTCATGATTTTCGCGGAATCAACAGTGGCCTGGACGCCTTCGTTGAAGGCATCAAACAGTTCTTTGCCGCTGGACCCAGCTGCTTTCGCGAGACGATCAAACGACTCTTCAATATCGTTGAGGACAGAACCTTTGTTCCCAAGTGCAATGATGGCCGTGGTAATCGTACCAACCGCTGCGAACGCGCCGGCTGCGGCGGTGATCGTCACGCCCATCGCCAAATCAAACTCTTGGGAGAATTTCCGAACTTGCGTGGCTGCCAGCTGCATTCCGCTGGACAGTTGATCTTCGAGTACGATATGGCCTGTCAGTGTGCCTATATCCACTTACAGATCCTTCCCCTTCTGGTTCCACGCAGCTGCGATGATCATGCCGATTGCTTTCTTCTCTTGCCAGGTTTGTTTGATCGGCGACTGAACTGGTTTGTCTTCGACCTCCTTATATTGCAATCTGAATTCATCCAGCGGCTTACGATGTTTGACATCGACTGCCATGTTATGAATCATCTGCACGATACTCGCGAACAGGGAATCCCAGTGATCCTGCCCGAATGGTTCCAGCGAAGCATACGCTTCCCATCCCATGAACTGCTTCGCCGTGAGGCTGCGGCCGAGGGCGTCCACATTCCACTTCCGCATACTCACGGCGAGCCGATACAAGAAGAGACGACGCGGACTTCGCTTCAGTCGTTTTTTGCGTCACCCGCTTTCACTTTCATGTCGTTCAACTTGAGGATGTCCTTCACGATCCGCTCCGTCACCTTGTGTGACTTCTTGCGGAAGAGTTCGATGTGCTTGTCCCCGGCGATCCTCTTGCCATCCGTGTCCACCAAGCTCTTCACAATGAGACGAAGACCCGCCGTGCGCTTCGCCTCGCCCTCGTTCGCCTCCGACCACTCAATCAGGTCGCCAGCAGTCAGTGACTGAATCCGGAACTTCTCTCCTGGCTTGAAGCCATCAACCAGCGCGTATTCCACGTCGACCGACGCTTCGATATCGTCGATGGAGAGGATCTTGAACTCGGTCACGTTCGTCTTTGTCTCACTCATATCTTCACCCCACACAGAAGAATGCCGGGCTCTTGAGATTCGTGACACCACCTGAGCCCGGCAAAGAGGTGGCGCCACGCTGCGTGGGGCAGACTATGCGCTGAGGCCGATGTCCGTGATCGCGCCGAGTGCCGTCAAGATCTGCATGGCCCCGCTGAAACGAAGCGTGACGTCGGCTGCCAGCTTCCCGTCGACCGGCGCTTGCGGCGTGATCGACTGAACTTGACCGGACATGATCCACTTGGTTCCGTCCGGATACGTGATGCGCCAGCCGGTGACCGTGTTCTCGATCATCAGCTTGTAGACGCCCGTGAGATGATCATGCGTGGCGTTGTCTGGCAACCAGTTGAGTGGCTGCGTGAACGCGCCACGACGAAGCACGCCCAAGACGTAGGAGTCAATGTCCTTTTCCTGGGTCGTCGCGTCGAATTCGTTACGCGACAGTGCCGGTGGTGTGATGTCGCCCTGTTCGGCCACATCGGTGAATGCGCCGCCCGGTGTCAACTGGACGGCCACCAATGTTCCGTGGGCGCTGATGGCAAGTGTCATTTCAGTCTCCTATCTACTCGTGACACGATGTCACGAAGGTTGTTTTTCCGCGTCGATGTTGAACGAAAACATCGGACGCGCTTCTTGATCCAGCCCGATGTCGGACGGCATCGTCCGAGCCACGAGGCTCAGATATCGCACGCTGCTCAGTGTGATGTTGAACAAACCATTCTCGCCACCCAAAGCCACGTATGCCGCCTTCGCCATGTCGTACGCAGCCACCGGCGATCTGGCCCGCGTGGAAATCTGGCCAGTCGGTCGCTCAGTTGCTGTATTGTTCTGCGTCTTCGCCGAACCGGAGCCCCCTGTATCTTTCAGCAATAGATATGGTCCGTCCGCACCCTCTCCTGTCGGAATCAACGCAGCTGATCCGATGAAGATGGAATTCGAGGTCAGTGCCTGTGTGCCCATCACACCGACACTTTGCGCGACGAGCCGTGCGGCGACTTCGTCAAGCCACATTAGAATTTCACCCGTCGGGCAACTCGTTCACCCATGAACGATCGCGACTCGTTGATCACGGACGACATAAATTGCCACTGTCCAACCGAATGAATCGCGTCAGGATTTTCATGCACATAGATATCGTATGGCGCTTCCGGCCCGGTCGTGATCAGTACGGAAATCCGGCGGAACAGTCGTTCCGGTGGATGATCATGAATCGAATCACGAAGTTGCCCAGGATGAGGAGCATTTGGTGTGGTGTCCACCGGCGTGCGGCGCTTCATCTCCCGAACCTCAATCTTGGCTTCGGCAGACAGAGCCTTTCCAACACGCTCCGGGAACTCTGCTGCGATTTTCAGCATGTTCCGCACCATGGCTTCCTCACCAATCATTGGGCGACTTCCTCTTCAACGATTTTCTCCGTACGAATTCGCTTGCAAAGACTGCACTGCGATGTACTAATGCCTCGATTTGTGAGAGTGGTCATGTCAATCCACTTGTGTTCGCAAAGCACTGAAGCCAACGCCAGCTGATAGGCTTTCCCGATATTCTCCCATCGGAACTGCGGCTCGCGGGCGCGCTCGAGCGCAGCCAATCCGTTGATCTCTCGCGTGCGCTTGTCCGTGTACAACCGATTCAGTGCCTTGACGAACTCTTCCTGATCCGGCACCCCGCCAATGACGTTGGTGTAGGGAGGGCCGATGTGCGTGGTCTTGCACGGAACCAACCATGCGGCTCCCTTCGCCCACTCACCATACGCAGACCAGTCGCCCAACACGTTGGGCTTGCCGCACGCCATCGATTCCAGGGCGGTCAGCCCGAATCCCTCTCCCTGCGACGTCGATGCATTGACGTCGAAGCAGTTCACGAAGTCCACAAGCATTTCTTCGCTGATCCCGTAAAACGCCTGGGGCTCCGCCACGGCGAGAAACTCCGCAACTCCATAGTAGCGGGCCAGCTGAGCGACATCACACCCTGTATCGCCAGTGGGGGCTGTATGCAGTAGGAGCATCGCGTCTCGGATGACCACTCGGGACGTCGCAATCTCCTCTTCTGTTCCGCGGGGCACTTGCTTGATCCACGCCGCGAAGTACTTGATCATCAAGTCCCATCGCTTGCGGGGCTGGTTGCGATTAACGTTGCCGACAATGAAGAAGTCCTTCATCGACGGATCCAACCGACGCGCCCGCGCTTCCGCTTGCGGCACTGGTTTGTAGATGTTCAAGTCCACACCCAGTGGGATGACTGCTGCTTCGCCGGTGTAGCCACCACGACGTGCTTCGTCCAACGCGAACTGCGTCCAGAAGATGGCCATGCTCACGCCATCTAGCCACTTGCCTTGGAAATTCTTGCCGTCGACGGCCACGATCGCTACCACCGGGATGTTCGCGTATTCAGGGAACGCCCACTTGCCGCTGGGTAACTTCTTGCGGAGCAGCTGCATGTATTGCGGGATGTTCCAGCCATCGTTCTGCAACACGATGACATCAGGTGGTTTTCCATCACGGCCATTGAGCAAATCGCACATCCAGATCAGACGGCCAATTCCGAAGTAGTCGCCACCTGGAAGTGCGGCCCAAATTTCGTACGGATATGCATGAGGATCGCCACGATAATTGATGCCCAACACCGTAACGCGGAAATCATCCAGGAGATGGTTCAAGATCTCATGGGTGGCTTTCGCGAAACCGCTCGGGACACCAGCGTCCCCGACCCAGAGCAGGGACTTCACAGTGTCACCTCAACGATACGGTGCTGCGGCTGGCCGTGCAGTCCGACGCCGTCGCCGTTGACCACATGAATCCAGGTGACTCGGCCGATTGTCGCGACTTCTTTGACCAGCGTTTCTTCGTTATAGCTGCGAACCATGTGCGAGTGGATGGGGATACGCTCTGCACCCCAGATTCCGTCTTCGTGGCATGCTTCCACGATCACGATACGACGCGCCACGCGAGCGCACTCGCGAAGCACCTGCTGTGGATCGAATGGATATTCGATCACGCCGGCCATCACAACGACGTCCATGGACTTGTCGTCAAACGGCTGCTCTTCCGCCGGAGCCACCGCCACCGAACGATACAAGCCACGCTCGCGCGCCCGCTCCACGAGTGCCGGTGACAGGTCGATGCCGTGCGCCACACAGCCAACTGGTAAGAACTCAGGAAGATAGCCCGCGTTGCAGCCAACATCAGCCACCCATTCGCCTTCACGAATACGACTGGCCATCTGGCGCATCTTCTCGCGCTGCATGTCGTTCCACCACGTTTCACGAATGTTGTACGGATATTCGCGGAAGCGTTCGTTGTTTTCTGCAGTGCCGATGTTTTCTGCCATTCCTCTACCCCACGTAGGAAAAGTCGTAGCCTTTGAATCCACGGAAGCGACCTACGACGTTTCGCTCCGGGCGTCCTTCAATCAGTGTGGAGTCATCACCGAGATGCTCCACCAAACACGGGATCGGCGTGAGCAGACACGGACTCTTGGAAATCGACTCGTGCCAATGACCCGACATCAGGTCGAAGCCTTGCGCCACGTGACTGTTCTGGCGAAAATACGCCACGAGTGACGGCACCTGTGTTCCACGAATTATCATCGCCACGCTGCAGTAGAACATCGGAATGGGATATTTCCACGCGGTGGCTCCTGGTTCCCAGTGGTCGTACTGACAGCCCAGCGGGTAGATATGCACATCGTCTTGCGCGTGGTTTCCAATCCACCATTTGACGTTTGGCAAGAAACTGTGGATCAGGCCCGCGTCGTCTTCCAAGAAGATGACCCAATCCGCCCCGAATGCCGCCGCGCCTTCCAATGCCCGGCATCCGTTTTCATTCGGCGCCACCTCTGGATTTGCGCTGATGTTCATCCCGAGCACTGAGTCGTCCATGATCATGCAAGCAGCACGATAAAACAGCTCCGAGAACAGCGGGAATCGCTTCGGCACGGTGCGGATCGCGATGGAAAAGGTCACGCCGCGATGCCTTTCACCATGAGCACTCGCCGGAAGTATTCCGCATGGTCTGCAGCCCACTGGTCATACGTGCGCGGACTGGTCAACGAAATCAGAAGTCGTTCCAGGCTCGGCCAATCGTGCCGCATGTAGGCCAGCACCGGGCGGTCCACGCCAATCGTGTGGCTGATCACAGGTTTTCCACTCGCCATGGCTTCCAATGCCGGGGTGCAGCCACCTTCATCACTGGACGTGTCCACGTAGTAATCAATCATCGAATAGAATGCCGGTAAGAACGCCACATCCGACGACACGATTTCGCATGGCCAACCTTGTCCCCATGCAATCACGCGATAGCCAGCGGCCACCATCTTCGCGACGAGGAACTCCCCCTTGCGGCCATCACCATAGACACGGCCCGCCACACCGAACACAGGTGTCTTGTTGAAGACTGAATCCACTGGCTGCTCAATGACCTGAGGGATTATCGCCCCGGCTTCGTTCAGGTATTGTAACATGGTTCGGTTCATACAAACCGCCCCATCGTAATCTTTTCCGAATTGATATGGACGCTCACGTCCATGCGTGAACAATCCGATGGCCGGTCGAGTCAGAGGTGGGCCGTAGACGACTTGCTGGTACTCCAGATCACCGGGCTCTCCGTTGATCGATGCGGAAATGCCGAACGTGGGGAGTCGTGCCGCGAGCTCACGAGCCATTCGGCCGCAAATCCACTCGATATCACCACGAGCCACCACAATATTCACGCGCATGCCGGGCTCATCTCCTGAACGAGGTGACAGATCCCGTCAATTTCACTTTCCGTCAGACCATTTCCACTGGGAAGATACAAGCCGTTCGTCCAGAGGAAGTCCGCGACCGGGCACGCGAGCCGTTTCACTGCACCACGTTTGAGCAACGCCGGCTGCTGATTCATCGGGCAGAACATGGTGCGCGTGTCCACACCGTGGTCTAGCAGCTCAGCCGCGAAATCGTCACGGTGCACACCGAACTCTGGTTCCAACACCACGCCGAACATCCAGTAGACCGAACGAGCGTAGTCTGCTTCGACAGGCAGTCGTAGACCAGGCACGTCAGCCAGTCGATCCAAATACATCTGCGCAATATGGCGCTTGCGTTCGATGATCTGTTCAATCCTCGACAGCTGACCCACCCCGATCGCGGCCTGGACGTTCGTCATGCGGTAGTTGAAGCCCATCTCATGATGAACGAAGCGAGGAATTCCAAATCCGAGATTGCGCAAGCTGCGGGCCTGCTCCGCAAGCTGCGGATCGTTCGTCACGAGCATTCCACCTTCGCCGGTGGTGATCACTTTGTTTGCGTAGAAACTGAAACAACCGAAGTCGCCGAAGCTGCCCACACGTCGTCCGCGATATTCCGCGCCGTGGGCTTCCGCGCAATCTTCGATCACGCGAAGCTCATACTTGTGCGCGATTTCCATGACCCGATCCATATCAACGGGATGACCGTAGATGTGCACCGGCATGATCGCGCGGGCGCGTGAGGTAATCGCATCTTCAAGCAGATCTACACGCATATTCCAGGTGTCAGGCTCCGAATCAATCGGAACGACGATCCCACCCTGCTGAACCACCGCATTCGCCGTCGCGATATTCGTACACGCGTTCATCAGGACTTCGTCGCCACGACCAATTCCCAGCACGGCCGCAGCCAGATGCAAGGCGGTGGTCCCACTGCTCACGGCGATGCCGAAGTTGCAGCCACAGAATTCCGCGAAGCGTTCTTCGAACTCCGTGATGAATCGACCGAACGTGCCAGAAATCTCACCGGAGTTCAGGGCGAACTGCACGAGGTGGAAATCCTCCGGGTCGAAGACCGGCGCATGGACAGGAATCATGCCGGCACCTCGTAGAGCACTTCCGCCACCGTATGCTCCCCACCACGCGGACCGGAGGCAAGAAGTAGAAACCGGCTGTCTTCCAGAGCGACCAGTGCATGGAGATCGTACGGCAAGAAGATGACCAAATCCCCTGTTGCAACATGCGCCTGTTGTACTGGCGCTTCTTCATGCTCACGCGAAAAGACGTTGAATGACCCCTCCAGGATGTAGATGTAGACCAGCGCCTGGCGATGGTAATGGTTGCCGCGCACTGTGCCTTTCGCCGTGACGATTTCCGTCACGTTGTCCACGGTGCGGTCTTTCAAGATATCCCGAATGGTCCCTCGAGAATCCTTGAAGTCAACGCGACGATGCTCGATCTTCATCCGAGGAACGCCTCCGTCGCCACTGGCACTTCTGTGCCACGGTCAAGAAATCCCGAGAGGGAAAGAATCGGCCCGGTCGTGCCGTCGGGCAGAATGATGATGTCGCTGTCGCGAATTCCCAGATTGTTCGTAACGGTGAGCAACTTCTTGATGTCTACGAACGTGATCGTCGCCCGACTCAGACTGAGAATTCCATTTCCGGTGCGCACTTGCTGTTGCTTCCGATCCACGATCGCCTTCATCGTGATGGGTGACGCATAGGTCTTGACACCCTTCGCAGTCTGGGAAACAAATCGCTTGTATGTCACGGTAGACTGGAGGTCCTTCGTGACACTGTCGATCGTCTTGACCCCCGAACGAAGAATGCCTAAGAGGCCCATTTCGTTACCTCACCACACGAACAGCGCAAGAACGTCGGCTGAAACTGATGAATGCCATTGCGGCACTTGGCCACATAGCTATCGTCTTCTGGAATGACGTAGAAGAACCGCCACTGATTCCGACTCTTGTCGTACACGATGATCTTCATCGACACCACGATAGGCCACTGACACCGTGGTGTCCATGATGTCAGTGGCCCCACGCATGGAAATCCTACTCGGTTGGCGGTTCGACCGGAGGTTCCACTGGCGGTTCGACCGGAGGTTCGACCGGAGGTTCGACCGGCGGAGGCAGCGGGTCGTTCCGCTTCGCGGCCAGATTCGCCAACGTTTCCGCTTGGGCTTCCTCGTTCGCCGCGAGCTGCGCCAACGTGTCGCGGTGCGCCTGGAGGCGAGCCTTGACTGCCGTGTCGTCGGTCTCGGCGATCAGCTTGTCCAGGTCCTCACCGATCTCGGTGATCTTTGCAGCCTGAGCCTCGGCAGCGACGCCGAGTTTGTTGGTGTAGACGTTCAGTTCGTCGAGCAGTTCGTTCATGTCCTTCAGAGCCATAGCCATCACGCTCACTTTCGTGTTCAGCGCATCCAATTGTTGGAGGATCTCATCCGATTTGGCGCTTTCAATCCGGATGTGAACATTGATGTTCATGTAGTCTCCTACGACACCACGTCAAACAGTGCCGGTCGAGCTGGGGTGAGGATCTCATCTGTGAACCAGCTCGCCGGCATGAGGAACCACACGAACTCCGGGAGCACGTGTTGCTCAATCATGTCCTTGAAGCTGACGGACACGCTGCCCGCACTCACGGATTTGATCCCGCCGACGCGCACCGCATTGTCGAGTGTCGTATCACTGATGAGGAGCAGTCCAGCGAGTTCGGACTGCGCAAACTTGAGATCTTCCGGGATGACGTTCGACGGAATGGCATTGCCATTCTTGTCGTACATTCCCGTGCGTGGCCACGCAAGTCGTTGCGTCGTGGTCGCGGGAGCTCCGGTCCACTGTCGCCGCGTGATGTAGAAATCTCCGCCGTCGCCGCGCACCAGAATCCGAAGTGGCTGGACGAACGAATCCAGCACCCTCGTCGCCGTGGCCAACGCTGCCGTCGGATCATCCGCATCTTCCCACGGCGGTTCCAGTGGAAGGCGGGCGTTGAAATACGCATCCGCCTCCGCTTGCGTCGCGTAGGAATTCGACGTCGCCCCAGCGACCGTGGTGACTAGCGTGACCGGCATGCTTCCCTCTTCGCTGCCTTCTTCGCAGCTTTCCCGAATTTCTTCGGGCCAACTCGACGAATCTGATTCGTATACGGATCACGAATGTATGTCGTCTGGTCCAGGGTCTTGAAGACTTTCTCGCCGTAGATGTTTTTCTTCTCAATCGGGATGAGCACCCGACGGAGAGGATCGAGCTTCGGTGTGACTGGCGTGGACTTCTCGGATTCGTTTTCCATAGGATCCTCCCCCACGAAGAATCGACAGGAGCCACTACCGGGAATCGATAGTGGCTCCTGCTGTGGATGTTACGCGATCGTCCCGATGCAAATGCCGCTGTTCCCGTCGTAGTCCGAGCGGACCCGCGGGATCATGATGGCCATGATCAGGTTGTGGAACGTGAAACCGTCGACCGAGGTCCACGGAATCACGGTCGGCGGCTGGCCCACCACCATGTCGATGACATCCGACGTCATCTGCACGAAGGCGACCTTGGTCGGCGGCATGAGATCCGCCGTGCGAATCGCCTGGAGTCCCTCGATCTTCAGGAGTCGCTCCCGAATCGAAAGGCCACGCGAGCCGGACACGGTGTCGTAGTCCGAGTCGAGCGCCGCACCGACTTCGACCGGCACGTACATGCGATACGGGCCGAACCGCTTGTTGGCGCGGAGCTTCGCGAGTGCCGCCTGCACTTCGGCGTAGATCGTGGCACCCACTGGCGTGACGTCCCAGGACGCTGCCGTCAACGCTTGCGCCTCGGCATCCGGTGCGTTGAGCAACCCGGGAGCCGAGTAGCCGTCCACGGCCAGTTCCTGACCGTCCAACGTGGTCGCGCCGTTGATGGCCGCGTCCTCGATGGCCTCGTTCACCGACCGCGTGCACTGGCTGATGATCGCCGTGTCGAGCGGAAGGCCGACGCGCTGCGACATGCGCAACGTGCGGATATCCAATTCGAACTGGTCGATCGTCAGGTACACCGGGAGGCGCGAGGGCAGACGGTCCGGCAGCTTGTTCTCACCGCGAGCCGACGGGCTCATGGTGCGCTGCGCGGCACCGATCTTGTTGGTCTTGTACCATTCGAGCTGCGTCACGCTCAGCGGGTCGCTGAGATTGTACGTCAGCCCTGCGGACAAGATGTCGGCGACGAACGTGAGCCGGTCCAGGCCCACTTCGACGACGGCGTTGTCGAGCACGATTTGGGCGCGCTCGGAGAGTGGAGCTGCGGCGCGGAATGTGGGATCGGACTGGAGCATCTGCTCCAGGTTCCGGAACCCCGGCGAGCGCATTGCCGGGACCGACCACTTGCCGGTCTCCTGCATGGCTCGCATGACCACGTCGTTGAGCGGGCTGGCTTTCCCCGCTACGGTGAATCGCTTTTCGGACATCGCGTTCCTCCTGACGCCGAGGCGTCGGTTACAGTGCCTCGACGCGAATGCGCGTCAGGACGGTGACAGTGGGCTTGTTCTCGAGTGCGGTGAACCGAGCCACGGTGGCTCCGGCCTTCAGCGTGCCGTCGCCCGCACTGCCGAGCAGCACACCAGCGGCGATGTTCTGTCCGCTCGCGATGAGCGCCCAGGCCGTCGCACCCTTGTGCAGAATGGAAACCTCCGCCAGATCGCCAGCGGCGTAGTCGTCATCGACGCCCAAGTTGAGCATCGACTGATTGGTGATGATGGCCGGCGGACCATCGATATCGGCGGTCGCCTTCCGCCACCGGATGATGCCACCGTTGTTGAATCGCTCGACAAGCATGCCGGGCGTGAGGGCTTCACTCACTGCGAGGTCGCCGATTTGCGTCCGGTCCCCTCCCAGGAAGATCGTGTTCGGGTCGTACCGAGTGATCGACATATCTGTGTCTCCTGAACTGTGTGACTGGGTGGGTGCGGACTACGCCCGCGCCTGCTGCAGCGCCTTGATCCCCTTCTCGTAGGGATTCGGCGGAGTGTAGTCGTCCTCTTCCGCGGCGACCATCTTCGGCAGGGCCTTGCCGCTGTAGTCGGTCTTGATCTCGACCTTCGCGACGCGGGCCATGCGGGCGAGATCCTCGACCGCCATGACGCTGAGTTCCGCCTCGCTGTACTCGCTCTGTGCGGCCTTGAGTTCGGTGATGAGTGCGGCCTTCATCTCCGTCTCCTGGCGTTCCTGCCGCTTGATGAGTGTCTTGATCTCGGGCGGAGCCACTTCCATGAACTCCGCTGCCGTCAGCTTCCTGTCTGCCGCCGCTTTCAAATCGCGCTCCGTGTTGGCCCGCGACTCCGCGGCAACTCGGAACGACTCGAGGCGCTCGTCAGATGCCGCTTCCAGCATCTTCTCGTCGCCAGCGGTGAATCCGCTGTGCTTGTCCACGACGAGCTTTCCGATCAGATCCTTTCTCTCTTCGGGCTTCATGTGCTTCTCCTCGCAGCGACACGCTGCTTTGAATGCGGCTTCACCTGCCGCTGCTTTTTCGGTGAGAATGCGATCGACTTCTTCTGCCGATGGTTCAGCAGGGGTTTCCGCGGCGATCGTGTCCGCAGATTCTGTGATCTCTTCCTGGACGAGCTCGACCACTTCCGCGTCGTGCTCCAATTTTCTTGATTTAGCAAGCTTGAGAAATGAAGGATGAGGGCCACCCAATGATTTGAGAAACGCCATCGCCGCCTTGATCAGACTGGGCTTGGCCTCCTCGAGATTCTTCATGCCCGTCCCGCCGCAATCTTCACACTCCGTGCCGTCCGCGTTGACGCCGGAGCCCAGGCAGTAGAGGCATTCGCCCTCGTCTTCGGCCGTCTTGAGTCGGCCTTCGCCGTCACAGGTCTCGCAGGGATTGCCGTCCTTGGTGCCGGAACCATCGCACGCGGCGCAGTCTTTGTACTTCATCTCGTGCTCCAGTCGTCGAAACTTCTTTCTGAATTCTTCGGGTGTGTACTCCTTCACAGTCACCCGCCCATAGACCGACGTCTCGTGCTCAACTTCAACTCGATCACGGTCGACTGCTGTCACTCTGGCAGGTAGATGACTTCCCTTCATCTGAACTTCTTCGCCAAGCTTTCCAGTCGCTCGGGTATCATCATCCAGATCCACCGACTCATCGTCTCCAAGTGGTGGAACATAACCTGGATCACGTGGCTGAGGAATCTTCGAGATATTGCCCTCGTCATCGATCTGATACGCGGGTCGTTCGGCCGGTCGACCTTCTTTGGCGATCACCTGATCACGATCATTCAACGTGTTGTGCTCGATGTTGCGACCGGTTGGGCTGACCACATCGTGATAGTCGTCACCCTGCGTCTTTCGCAATTTGAGCGACGCCTGAATGGCTTCCGCCTTGGTGTGGCCGGTGGAAATGACCTGCACCTTGCCGTCTTGTTCTTTGACCAGGGAGTAGCCACTGACTTTACCAGATCCACCCTCGCCGCCACCATCCGCCGATCCACCTACCTCACCAGGCCGACCTTTGTGCCCGAAGTTCCCGGAGCCAGGACCACCGAGGATTTCCAAGTAGTCGTCGTGCACCTGATGAATGATTGGCATTTCCTCCGCGGCCCGGTGGGTGCCGCAACCCATTGCAATACTGCACGCGCCACGCTTCCCGGGGAGGAAAGCGAGATGATCGCCCATCGTCTCCGACCAGGTCACGCCATACGCTTTGCCGTGGAAAGTGCCGGGCTGTTCGAGAGTGTGGACGAATGCCCCCACACTGACTTCCTCCGGCTGATTTTCCAACAGCCGCTGGAGCATCAATGCGTCGAGGTCCTTCGCCCGAGCTTCGTCGATCCACGCTTCTTGGAGCAGCTTCTTGCCTTCCACATGGGAGTTGAAGATCTGGCCCAGGTAGTGCGTGGTCAAAATGTCCGGTGCGTTCGCCGAGCACTGCCGCCCGTTCTTCACCGGGTGGCCGAGCGTGACGGGCCGTCCATTCCAGGACGCTGCCGCCTTCTGCAACGTAGCCAGCGGCACGAACTCCAGCCCGCCCGCGTTCACCGGCGAGATGACGCCTTCCATCAGGGCGACGACCGGCACCACGATGTGCGGACGGCCATGGAGCATCTCGCGTCGCACCTTCCCGGTCGCGCCCGCGAGGTGGAGGAGGCGGGGCAGTTCGTCGTACGCGTCGTGCTCCAGTCGTTTGTATTTGCGTTCGTCGAAGCTCTTTGGGTTGCGGACTTCTTCCTTAAAGTACTCTTCCGCATGACCGGCGAGCCACGCATGTTGGTCTTGAGAATCCAGCATATCCTTGAGATCGTCTACGAAGTGGGTCAGTGAATTACCCTCCGCGCCGACCTTCGCCCCATCGTTGTAATGGGCAGTGCCTTTGAACTTATCGCGGGTGACCTGTGACGCCCGGCGATACGTCTCCGACTGCTTGTGGATGTCGTTGTCGGATTTGAGATAGGGCATCCCCTTCTTTTCGTAGACGGTCATACCCTCGTGCTGGAACTCCCGCTCGCCATTGCTATCGAATTTTCCGGGCGCTTCCTTGACATCGGTGTGCCGACCATCGGAATACGTGAATCGTTTGGTCTCACGTCCATCGACACCACGATGCCCGGAATCACCATCCCCGGCCGATCCACCGACTTCCCCCGGTCGCCCCTTGTGGCCGTGGTTCCCGCTGCCCGGTCCGCCGGCCACAACGAGGTGGTCCTCGTCAATCGTAATCTTCGTATCGGTGTCGGCCATTAGAGTTTTCCCTGGAGCACTTTGATCAGGATGACGGCCAGGATGAACACCAGCAGAATGTGGATGGTGCCACCGGTGACTGCGGGAAAAACGAAGAATCCCGTGACCCACAACAGAAACAGTAGCACGATGAGCACGGTGAGCACGTCAGGCATCGGTAGCTCCTCGGAATTTGATGTACGCCTTGTCCTCGATTTCCTTGCCGTAGGCGATGTCCGTGAGCACGGTGCCGTCGTAGCCTTGCTTCTTCAGCTCCGTGACCAGTTCCTTGACAGGACCCTTGCCGTGGATCTCCGCATCGAAGACGCTCGCGGGCGTGTAGAACGCATTGTCGATGCCCACGGACTTCGCGATCTTCTGGATCACGGCTTCCGGGGCTGGCTTGTCGATCGTCAGCTTCGATTCGTGCAACGCCCCACCCTCGCCGAAGCGATCGTTGGACATCTGCACGTACGACTCGGCCATCTCGCGATTCGTGGTGTGATACGTGACCTCCGCGCTGTGGGTGATCACCCCGCCGCGATAGACCGGGAGATCTTTCACAGACCCAGGCTCAGACCGACTCAAAGGACCGAAGCCTTGATAGAAATCGTCGTCTTCCGTTTCCTTCGCCCGCTCGCGCGAAGACTCTTTCGCTGCCGCCTCGTGTTGCTTCCGCTCGGTCTCAACATTCACGGCCATGACCATGTTCGGTGAGACGATCTCTTCCTTACCACCTTCCCATCGCACGCGCAACTTGCCGTCTTCAATCGACTGGACCTGTCCGCGCTGCGGGATGAGCTGATGCATCACCTGAGTTTTGGCCCGGAACTCGTGACCACTACGGTTCGTGACTGAGCCGCCCTCCGCGCTACTCCCACCCACTTGCCCGGGACGGCCCTCATGTCCGTGATGACCACTGCCCGGACCGCCGAGATCAATCAGGATCTCTTCACCTTCCGCACCGCGCATCTTTGACTGCGACACATGGATGATCGTAGTGCCCCGCACCTTGCTGATCTTGTCGACTGTAAATCGAGACCCCGCCTTCGCGATAATCTCATCCTCACCCGACCCAAAGATTCCCCGAGCATCCGCGAACACCCCAGACGCTTTGATCAGCACACCATTCGTCTTCGCCTTTGGTCCTGCTGTGACTTTCTTCGAACCCCACTTGATGTCCTCCCGGATACGTCCCTCCGGATACAGCCACGATGGCTTTTCTTTCACCTTCGTAGAACTGAGTTCTACCGGCACGGTGGACACACGTGATTCAGGGTTGACGAACTCTTCCGCCTGTCCACGATTCGTACTGAAACTATCGTGCTTCGACAGAACCATCGTCCTCTGTTCAGACAGTTTGGCCAGTTCCGCATCGGAAAGATTGATGCCTCGAAAACCAGTGCCTTCGAATGCGGGCAACTTGTCGAGCGTTACGGCCATCGCTTTGCCCTGTGGAGTCTTCGGATCGCGGAGTCGCTGAAATGCCTTGTCCGTTGGCACGTTCCACGGCTCACCACCACCAGCACTGATCCACTTCGTAATTCGTGCCTCGTCGGATTTGTTAAGAGGTGCGCCATTAGAGTCGCCCTCCTTGGCGGATCCGCCTTCTTCACCCGGTCGGCCTTTGTGACCGTGATGTCCAGATCCCGCGCCACCCAATCCGCGCATCTTCTTGAACAGCTCAGGATACGCTCGCCCGAGTGGGCGCGAGAAACTCGCGGCACCGGCATCGTCGGGCGCGGCGATCGTCCAGTCCTTTGTCATCCCCGCGCTGACCAACCGCTGGAGTGCTTCGTATCGTCGATCTTCAGCGTCGATGGTCTCGATGTTATCGGCCGCAAGATATTCGGCGCGATCGAATAGAATCAGTTCCTTATCTTCTGCACTGATCCAGCCACGCTCGAACGAATCGAATGGCTCCTTCGCACCGGAATTCGCCAAGTCCTCAGCATGGGTGCCGGACGACGGATCATGACCTAGTGCACCAAACACCGCGGTCCCCGTCTTGGGGTGCAACATGAAACGACGCGCTCCACCTAGCTCAGACACCTGGAACGACCTGGTCTTGAACAGACTCATGGGTGCGGGATACCCGAGACCTGTGTCGCCCTCCTTGGTGCTGCCACCCACTTCACCCTTGCGCCCGGAATGCCCGTGATGACCGGATCCCGGTCCACCGGCTGCGCGAATCGCCTCGACGACCTCCGTCGCCCCGCATTCTTCCGCGTCGGCCAGGATGCGCAGCAGTTCGGGGTCGTTGAGTTCCGCGGCCCGCAACGTGGACACGAGAATCTTCTGGTCACCCTGCGACGGACTGAACAACACGGACGACACCGTGGCCGTCTCCCCGTCCAGCATCATGTTGCCCGCATACTTCGCGCCCTCGCCCGGTTTCAGGTAGGCGATGGTTGCATGTGGTGTGTAGTCAAACTCTGATGGCTCCGTCTCGACCGTCGCGTCGATGCGGCTGTTCAACGTGTGCAGCGTGGGGCTGTCCACCGACGCATAGAGCACGTCATGTTCCGGTCGGCTGAACACGGCCAACGGACCCAAGGTCACTTGAATCGGGCCAGCATCAGCAAGCACATCGCGGATTTCCTCGACGTTGTCCGACTTCAGCCCATACTTCACGGTGATGTGCGCGTCGTCTTCCCGGCCCATCTCCGCGAGCTCTGCGTCTGGGATCTGTCGGCCCACATCGAAGATCTTCGCAGCCAGCGCAGGAGGCAACTGAATCTGTGTGCTGGCCAGCGAATGCGGACCACTCATGGCCGCACGTGGAAATGGCTCCTTCGCGGGGGCGGGCGCGGGCGCGGGAACCGCGACAGGTTCCGGCGGTTCCGGTGTGGTGGCTTCGAGCAGCGCCTTCTTCGCGTCGAGCACTTCCTGCACCGCCGCATCGTCGAGTGGCTCCAGGCCCGTCCAGTGCTCGCGGATCTCTGCACCAGTGTAGACCGGCTGACCGATCGCATCCATGGACGCCGCATTCACATCGGCCCACGCCTTCGCGCCCTGTGCCTTCTCGATCTCGGACATCGTCTCGATCTCCGCCCACTTCACGTCGTATTCTATGGGCTTCGGGAGATAGCCATACTCGATGAGACGATCGACCAGCCGACGCACGATCATTGGCCCGGCATAGCCGGTGCGACGATCATAGACTTGCGTATTGAAATTCGCCGCATCCTGGGAACTGGCGAGCTCGCCGCGCTCGGAGCCAGTCAGGATGCGCATGGGAATGCCTTTGCTCCCAGCGATTTGGGTCAGGATCGCTTCAGCCGAGGGACCGAAGTTCGCGACGTCACTGCCCAACGTATTGATCTCGACGCCACGAGTCCGCATCCACCGCGTGATCTGATGCTTGTATGCCTCGGCCTGTTCGCGCAACGATTCGACCGTGTTCTTCGTGTCCTCGAGCGACATGGCGGGATCAATGTTCAGATGCATGCCCTGATTGCCACGCAACCAGAATGCTTCCGCGCCACCACCCGTGACCTTCAGCAAATCCTGCAGCAGATTCCAGATGTTCTCGAGGGTGGGCTGGCCATTGATGTTGTCGTCCAGGCACCCTTCCGCGATGTGAATGATCCGGGACCAGTGAATCGGCTTCGTCAGCTTGAGCGACGTGATGTCCAGTCGTTTCAGTTGATACGTCTTCGGCTCGCCGAATCGCTTGGACGCGGTGTCGATCTCGAGTTCCGAAACGGCCGCATCCGTGTCGATCGCCGTCATCTGGTTGCGGTTGTTCAGGCTGCTCCCACCACCCAGGAACGGAGTCAGATAGAGCAACTTGTCCGGATTGCCTTTCGGCAATTCCTTGTCGAGCTCGCCCTCCGCTCCAATCAGGATGACGGAAAAGGTGCTCAGCCCCGCGAGCACATCCGCCCGGTAGAGGATGTTCCAGACGTTGAGTCGCTGGTTGATCGAGTCCCAGGCTTTCTCGAATTCGGTAGACTTCTCTGGGTCCTCGTCTTCGAACAATTCCACGCCACCACGCCACGTCGCCTTCGGGAACGCCTCCACGATGCGCTTCGCAATCCCACCACGTGCATACTCGTCACGATACTGTTTCGTCGTGATGACACGATCGTAACCAAGCACCTCGTAGTAGTCGCGGGCACCATCGAAGCCCAGTCCCGCCTGGCGCATGAACGAGAAGCGCTGAAGCAGCTCAGAGGTAGTCGCGGCCCGCAATTGCTTGGCCATCGCCGCACGCATTTCCGGCGTCGGCTCCGTGTGTCCGTTGCTCTTCTTGGATTTGCTTACCATGTGGCGGAACTGGACAAGCCAGCCTCACGCGGAGTGAAACGACCGGACCGCAAATCCTCGACCGCGTACCGAAGCGAGTCAATCACGTGGTTCTTCTTGTCCTGCAACACGGGAGTTGGTCGCCCGGTCAGTTGGTCTACCTTGAACGAGTAGAGCGAGAGCTCGTCGATCGTGTGCTTGCAGCGTGGGTGCACGACGATGTCGAAGTTCTGAAGGAACATCACGCCTTCCTTCACACTGTTCGCGCCTTTCACGGCCGAATCCATCTTGGGGAAGCCATGTCGCTTCATGTAGCTGATCGTTTCGGGCCTCGCAGAGTCGGCTGTGATCCGCCATTTCTTCGAATCCGGGACCCGATCGAACAGATCACCCAAGTAATCGATCTCGACGCCGACCTCGTAGGCCTCTTGGTCTATGAATAAGGTGCGTCCGTATTGCACCTGGCCATCGAGCTTCGTTTCGGTGACACCCACATAGCACCGTACAAGGACTGACGGGTCGATCGTGAAACCCCAGTCCGCACCATACATGAACATGGAGTCAGCCGGGGTCTCGAACTCTTCGACCCGCCAGTTCTTGAACACGCGAAGCTCGCTGTTACGCTCGTACTCCCCAAGCCAAACATGCGCGTACTTGTCCGGGTCTCGCGCTTGGTCCCACGCGACTTCCTTTGCAAGCACCGAAGGAAGAAATGGATTGTCCAGCCAGTTGACCTGGACGACGATGGCATCATTTGGGGCTCCCGCTCCCCTCAAGAATTGATCCACCGGGTCCGTTGGTCGTCGTGGGTTCCACGAAAACCAAATCTCGGAGGTATTCTTACGGATCGTCGGACGTAACAGGTCCAGCGAACGCTGGCTCAGGGACTGGGCTTCTTCCACCCACGCGATGTCGTAGCCTTCCAACGACTTGATGGACTCGGCGGTGTGATCTTGCATCCCGTTGAAAATGATCGCGCCACCATAGGGAGCCGCGATGTAGTTGTTCAGGATGCGAAATGTCCCAGGCCGTTCGTCATCGGACTCCAGCCCCCACTCCTTGATCTTGTCGTCAAGAAGCAGTTTGACTGATTGGCCCAACGATTTCTGCACTTCGCGGATGCACACCGCTCGGGTGCGATTCATCAGGCAACGCTCGATCAGGGATTCGGCAAAGAAATGGGACTTGCCGGAACCACGACCACCCCACGCTGCCTTATAACGTGCTGGTTGAAGGAGAGGTAAGAAGGCTCGCGGTGTGCGGATCCGCAGTTCGCGAGCCGGCTCAGAGCTCTCCTCAGGGAAATCGTCGTAATCTTCTTCAGGGCTAGCGGTCTGAGGGATCATGGTTCGAGGATTTCGGTAGGAGTGCTGGGGTTCCAGGTGGCCCTGGGTCCACAATCTCTCGAACAACGCGTCCTATGGTCAAGTGATGCTCGACCTCAACCGTGTCTTTCGGTTTGCCCAGAGCCCACTGCAACACAATGGTCGCAACTGGCCCTGGGATTGTGCCATCCATGAACTGCTTGCGAATCGCCTGAGCAAATTCCTTGAGTTCTTCGCTTCCCACCTTACCCATCACTTCGTCGATGAACTCATATCGGCGAAGGACACTCTTGTTCTTTGTTCCTCTTCGGCGACCCGGCGACCGAATGATGCGACCCGCCTCGTCCCGTTCGATCCCGTCGTCCACGACTTCAGGCTCGATCACCGGCGCATCGAGGATTTCCGTTGGCATCGTGTGAACTACGGTCCGCGGACTCTGAGATTCAAGTATAGGTCAGGAGGAGGGCGACTCACAAGGAGGTGCTCACAGAAATGTGAGTCCCACTCAAACTATTTTGATAATAGCTCGACCGTCCTGGGAGTATGAACGGTATGAACGGCCTGAACAGATGGGTTTGGAGGGAGTATTTGATCTAGTGAAGGACTTGCCCGTTCATACCGTTCAGGGTCCGTTCACCCTCCAAAATCGGGACTTTCTAAACTGATTGGACGTATGTTCACACCGTTCATACCGTTCATACTATTTTACTTAATTAGGTCTAGTAAAAGGAGTGGACCGCACTAGGTAACTACTTTACGCCGGTAGCTACTTAGTGGGTACCCTGAACGGGGTGAACGGCCTGAACATTTGATATTTACTAAGGATTAGTCTAGAAAGTCTGTTCCGGAGGGTATGAACAGAGTATGAACGCCCTACTCTTTCGTAGACGGACCCGTTCCGGAGGCCGGAACGATTGTCCAGCGCACACCGGACTGATGTGCCATCTCGAGGACCTGACGGACCATCTGATTCCACCAGATGTCATCACAGTGCTCGTGTTGCCGAATGCTCCGCGTATCCATCAGCAACCCAAGTGCCGCTTGCGCGGCCTGGATCTCATCATTCCACTCCACATACGCCACATCCGGCTTCAGTGGACAGTGCTGCGCAATGATCGCCGCGATTTCTGTACCCAGTTCCTGGGAATCCGGGCCATTGGCATCGATGCACTCAAGGATGGCTTGCGTAGCTCGTGACATCCAGTCCTGGACAATCATAGCTTCTCTCCCAGTTCCCGTAGATCTTTCTTCACCTTCTGGAATTCGACTTCCCGCTGCTCGTCTGTCATAGTCAGAAATGCCACCGCTCGCGCATCGAATTCTTTGCCGTTGCCAAGAAGCACGGCAACTTGCCGAAGTAACATGATGATGGCCCGGTCGCGTACCGTGAGTTTCATGGAAACCTCGGCGCGATGAACTGAAATCGAATGTATTCACCATGTCCCAGGATACCCGTCTCGACTTCGACCAGCCGGCTTTCATCGTTCAGTCGCTGAATCTTGTCGATATATCGCTGATAGAATTGATGGATCTGGTCTTTCTGCGGCAACCCCAGCAACACTTCCCAGGCCTCTTGTTCCGTCATGTGCGTGGCATCTCCGTTTCATACGCAACCAACGAACGAGCACATTCGCCATTGCCTTTGCAATTGACGCACCGTGTGGCTGCAGCCGGCGCTTTCCACACATAGTGACACACGGTGCAGAAGTTCACATGCACCACGCCAGATGGTGTGATCGCTTCGGTTGCCCCGAAGCGCGCAAATGGGCTGTCCGGGTCAAGCGCCACCTAGACCGAGATCATCGGCGGCAGGGAATGTACGCCGGTGATATTGGCATCCATCTGCATGCCGTACTTCGACGTCACGGTGATCCGCCCTAATGCCGCCTGGTGTTTGCGCAGCATTTCCAATTCGCCGGGCGAGCACAGACACATTACGTGGACAAGGACTTGAACTCGGTTATCTTGTTCACGCGGTAGACTGCCAGCCATGGGACCTCCAATCGAGCAATTGGCAACGAATCACACAGAGCACCATCGACATGCAATGTGAACGGGTGACCATGTTCATGAAAGGCACGCGTCACCAAATCATGCGCTTCCTTGAATTCCTCTTCGGTCACGTCCAGGGAATTGATGATGTAGCGGGGCATCAGTCCAACCTTTCCACTTTGAAGAGTGGGCCCGGTTCAAAGGATGTGTGCGCATCACCCCACGTGGTTGTTTCGACCATATTGCGGCAGAACATGCTCTGCCCACTTGCCA